AAGGAGTCTGGTGACCCCGTTGATGCGATTGACGCTCAGATAAAAGAGATTGAACTGGAAGAAAGTCGTTTGTCTGAGCGTGGCTTCAAGCGCGAACTAGATCACTTGATTGAACTGTATGACCAGTTCCCACACAAGTTCACCCGCGATGAGATTGAGGCGGCGCAGCCTGCCTACTGGCAGGCACGCCTCAGTCGTCAAGCGGAGCTGCAAGCCGTAGGTCAGGGCAAGGTTGATTGGGCGCAACTGAACGCCATTCATCAGGCTGGCTTCTTGCCTGAGTTTGTTGAAAAGACGGGTATCACATCAAGTGAGAAGAAGGAACTAGGAAATGCCTGAGACGAAAAACAGAGATACGGCAGACATTGTTAATGCCTCGCTGGAAAACAACAAACAATCTTTTTAATGTTATAATATAATTATGCCAGGGTACGCAAGAACTCCAGCACTTGGAAGTGGAATTTTTCAGGTAGTTAAATATGCAGATGCTAGTGCAAGAGATGCTGCTATACCCTCGCCTTCTGAAGGACAGACTGTATACTTAATAAGTTTAAAAACAATTCAGGTGTATAATGGAATTACATGGACTGCTATCGCAGGTGGTAGCGACATAAACTCATTACTTTTGGCAGGTACATAATATGGCAACAGATTACAAGGTTCTTGGACAGGCCGCGTCAAGCGCGTCATCGCTCTCAGTCACGAACAAAGAACTGACGAGCAACGTCGCTACGTTGACGTTGAGTGCTTCGCACTCTATTGGCGTGGGCCAGCAGGTTAACGTTGCGATGGATACCGCTGACGCAGCATTCGATGGTGTTTTCACCGTTACCGCTGTTACTAGCACGACTCTTTCTTACGCCTCGGTTGCGTCCGATGTTGCAAGCACAGCAGCGACAGGAACGTTGACAGCGTTTGAACACTCTACGTTGTACACCTGTCCGCCTGCTACCGCAGCGGTCGTGTCCACGCTCACAATCTGTAACCGCAGCAACACGGCTGCGTACTACACGATTGCCATTTCAGATTCCAACTCCGGTGAGCCAGCGGCGAGCAAGTACGTCGTGCGTAACGATGTGCTGACGGGGTTTGAGACTGTCGGCCTCACTCTTGGTCTGACCTTGGATGCAACAAATAAATATGTGCGCGTGAGCGCGAGTAACGCGAACCTCACGTTCGCTCTGTTCGGATCGGAGATTTCCTAACATGGCTATTGATCGTCTAAAGAACCCGTTTGGTGCTGCTCAGATTGTATCTGGGCTTGCTCCTGAGAATTGGGCGTATGCGAATAGCACGACGGGTGCTGCCACCGCGTACACATTTACTGGTGACGGGACTGCCGGAACCGTGAACGGTGGAATCTATCGTGTCCACCGTTGGGACTACACGGGAACGCAAACTTCTTGGGGCATCACGTTCAACCAAGCCGGGAACATCGACTTGCTTTGTGTTGGCGGCGGGGGCGGCGCACACGGGAACTACACCGGGGCATACGGCGGTGGCGGCGGCGGCGGTGGTGGCCTTATTCTTAACTTTGGTTACGGAGTAACCGCTACGACTTACACGGTGACCGTCGGTAAGGGCGGTCATTTTTCAGGAAATGGGCCGTTCTACTACGACGACGCTAACTACAAGCCCGAAGATTCGACGTTTGGATCATTGACTGCTGTTGCAGGCGGTGAGGGCGGTATGCCGTATTCAGGCACTCGCATTGGCGACAGCGGCGGATCAGGTGGCGGTGGGGCATCCGGCCCCAGCCTCACGGGTCAACCTGCTGGTGGGTCAGGAACGTCCGGTCAAGGCCATGCAGGGGGACAAGCGTCCGGTTCAAATCCGGGGTACAGCGGTGCTGGCGGGGGCGGTTATGTCTCTCAGGGTGGTGATGCGTCTACAGACACTTCTTATGTGGGTGGAAATGGCGGTGACGGACTCGCCAACTACAAGTTCGACGGCATCTCTCGTGGCTATGCAGCCGGTGGGGGTGGCGGCGGGTATTCGTCTGGATATGGCGGTACCGGAGGGGTCGGTGGCGGTGGCGACGGCTCGCAGAGTAACAACTCCAAGGGACAAGACGCTGGTGGAGTGGGCTGCGGTGGCGGTGGAAGTATGGGGGTTTCTGGTGCGAACCACGGTGCGAAGGGTTCGGACGGCATGGTCATCGTTCGTTACCGCATTGGGTAAATGGCTGGAAAGCCATCGAACAAATCATAAATAATATTCATAACCTAATTCACAACATGATAAAATTGTATTAGTATGATTACAAATTCTAATCTGTATGCCGAAAGGGTTTTTAGTGAACATCCACTAGCTTTATGGCCTTTAGATGAGGAAATATCATTTCTTCAACTTCTTTCCGATGCTCAACAAAATTTATCAGACGGATCGTATTGGTCATTATCAAATTTATCCAGCATATCAACCGTGGATCGTTCCGACACTCCAATTAAAACCAGCACGTCTTCACGATTTCAATTAAGCTCTTCATCATCTTATGTTGCGGAAATTTCTAGCACATTTACTTTAAATAGCACTAGCGACTTTGATACAACAAAAAGCACTGCTTGTTTTTCTGCACATATTTACCAGGGTTCGATATTCATCGACTCTTTTGAAATTGGTGTTTCTTATGGGTCTACAGAAGATACAAAGGAATATTCTTTTGCTACGAACCTGGGCTGGCATAATATTTCTCATACGTTTGATTTACCTAGTAATCAAGATTTAACTTTTTTTATAAGAATAACCTTTTCCAATCTTCCTATAGCTTCAGACTTTGTTACACAAATAAATGGAATATCGTTAGGGCAATGGTCTGAGCAATACATTGCAGATTCAATAGGATTTAATGATTTTGATTTGCCGTCAGACGTTGAGCACCTTTTGGTTTCTGGATCTGGATACAGTTCTGTAACTGCAGATGCTTACGGACTTGATACAGAATTGAATGGCTATTATTTAATAAAAGATAAAAAAATATTTGCACAAAATTCTGGCATTCCCCTTGTTTATGGATCTAATCATACTACTAAAATTTTTGAAGCCCCAAATGGAAATCCTTCTTTGATATTTCCTGGAAATGGCTTTCTTAATGATTCTGGGAAATATAACAACTACACGTTAGAGGCGTGGGTAAGGATGGAAAATGTTTGTGCAGACCCAATTAAAATTATTGGGTCGGCGGCCTCTAACGATGGTATATATGTAGAAGAAGGTTTTATTACATTAAGAATTGGTCCATACCAAAAGTCTTATTATGTTGGAAAATGGTATAGGCCAATGCTCTTGCATTTTAGGTACACCTCAACAGAAGCTTCTCTTTTTATTAACGGAGAACAAACAATATCTCTTCCAATTGACATAAAAAACGTTGTGTTTGCTCAAAAAACAAACTTAAATGGAGATGATCTAGATTGGATAGCCGTATACGGTAGTGATTTTATTAACCCGTTTGAAATTGACTGCCTTTCAATTTTTCCATACATAATTCCTTTAGAAATGGCTAAAAGAAGGTTTGTGTTTGGTCAAGGCGTTAAAAATACCGATCTGTCAAATGACACATACTCTGCAAACTCGTACCTTATTGATTATCCATTTGCAAACTACGCAGCAAACTCTATATATCCAGATATAAGTTCTTGGAGGTCTGGTTTTACAAATAATCTTAGGACAACATCTACACACCTAACTAGTCCAGAATATAAACTTCCAGATCTTCAATTAAAGAGAAATTCAAGGTTTCTTAATGCCTTCGATTGGTACAGCGAAAACAAAAAAGCAAATGATACAGATAGAGATCAATTCACATACTTAACAATGAGGCCATTATATGAATATGAAAGATCTTTGATTTGGAATCAGGTATACAATAGCGGAATAAATACCTGGGGAAGCCTATCCTCTGATACTTGGTATAACGAAACGCACGAAATATTTCTTAATGAAGATATTTTATATTCAGACGTTAGCATTTATTATGACAACATAAACATACTTGATGAAAGATTGGAATCTGTTTCTGGTGTTTTTAGATCTCCAAATTCTGCAGTTCTTGATCAGCCAATTTTTCATTTTAGAAACAAGTCTACTGGAGAAAGAATAGGGGTAACCTTAAAACTAAATTGGCTTACCTATAGCTTTTATTCTTCTTCCGGTGTAGAAACTGTTTTGTATAATGAAAAAATTGATGACGGAGAATACTTTGTTGCTGGATTCAATATCAAGGATATTCAATCTGCAAAATATTCTATAATAGGAAACTTTTTCTCATCACTAGACAATATATCTTTAAACATTGGTGGATACGAAGATGCAGCGTTTGGTGGGAGAATATATGCTGTACATTTTAACAACGCATTCTTTTATCGAAAAGACCTGTCAACGTATTTTGAAAATTCCTTTATAAAACAAATATCTGGCACATCTAACGTTGCTGGAGATTTAATAGAATACATAGCCAACTATTCTCTTCTTCCATCAGAAAAAGACTATATCGTAGATTTTGATATCGGAGTTACTGGATATTGGGAAGATTATCAACCCCTTTCATTTTTTGGAAAGTATGTTACTAATGAATATGGAGAAGAAAGCTATGACCTAGACATGCTTCAACTTAATATTGATATGCCAAAGAAATCTATTGTTGACGAAACTCTAACTGAAATTTTGACATACGGTGCCCTAGATTTGCTATATGCAACCTATACAGACTTGTCAAATATTTTGTTAACTGGCTATGCAAATTATCTAGAATTAAAAAACGAGGGCACAGAAGATGCGCCGAATACTAGATTTGATTCAAATGTCAATGCTTTTGTTTCTTTCCAAACAAGTGACGAGGTTGGTAAGAAGTCTTATTCAAGTTTTGTAAACATAAATGATATATCGTACAACAATGTTGTAGAATTTGATAGTTCTAATTATAAAAATACTAAATACGAAGTTGACGACAATACAATAATCTTTCCACCAAAAACACCAGACTTTAAAGACTATTACATAGGCTTGCATCTAGAAGTTAAAATTCGTGGCATTTTATACAAAAACTTGCAACTAAAAAGACTAGAGCTTGCTTCATTAGCCTTTGATAAAACAGCGGGATACCCAATTGGTACAAAGTATGCAAACGACATGTATCCATTTGCAAGAACAAATTATTTGTTTAATTATAAAAATAAAAATCCCTTTACTATATTTAAAGAAACAGCACCATACCTTTATCTTACAGAATATTCTGGAGTTTATGTAAATCCGTATAATTCAGAATATGAAAGAGGAATCCTTATTCCTATTAATGAAAATAAGGAAGCCGACTACCAGACTGGTGGAATGCAGTTTTGGGGAAGATATCCGCTAGCAACGTTTCCAGAAATTCCTTTTAAAATTGCAAAAATAAAAAGCGATACAGTAGACATTGACTTTTACCTGCAGCCAGAATCTAATAAAACTAGAGCAAAGCTTGTGGCATATGACTACAAAACTGGAAAAGAATATAAAAACTTAATATTTTATCAGGATTCCCATAAAGTAGAAAATCCGATACTTTACCCAAGACAGTGGACTGGAATAAATATATCCCTGCTTGATCCAATAGAGTTTGACAACGTAACTGGAAGAATAGAGTTGTATTCTGGAATGGTATTTAACAATATTGGAGAGTATAAATACACACAGTCAGTAAATGATATTTCTAAGCAATTGTTTAAAAAATGGTGGCAGATTTCTTATAATCCAGAAACTAGCGTAAGTAATTCTTGGCAGGATATAGAAAGTCCTGGAGGCATTGGAACTGAAACGTGGGCCGATGCAACAGCCATCCTAGTTCCAAATGAATACACAATTGATGGAGATGTAGAATATAAAAATCAAGTCGGTCTTTCAGTTTCAGTAACCGAAGATATTTCTACCATGTCTTTGTATTCAAATGGTGCAGATGTATTTACAAATGTTCAATGGGAAGTTTTTGAAGGATCTCCTGTCTAGCATATTTTACTTTTTTGTAGTAAAATATAGCAGACGATTGGAGACAAGTGGCTAGGCCAACAGCATCTTTTTTAACATATGATTTCACTTTAGGAAGCAAGCCGATAGAACCTAATGGTTGTGCATGGTATAGATGTTTTTTGCCTATGAAACAACTTGAAAAAGCAGGATTTGATACTGGAATAGGATTTCCTGGATGGAATGATGATCACGGCTTTGGTCTTCTTATCCCAGACAATAAAGCGGTCCATGGGTGGGATGTTATTGTGCTTAAGCTTATAATGCTTAAGTCCATTGCTTCTAAAATAAAAATAGCAAAAGAGATGGGGCAAAAAATAGCAGTAGACATTGACGATTGGTTTGAAGGATTGTCTGAATCAAACCTTGCATACCAAATGACCGACCCTGAAAAAAATCCCAATAACAATCGTGAACACTATATGTATATTATTCAAAATGCTGACGCGATTATTACATCCACCCCCTTTCTTTATGATTTTTATAAAAATGTCAAGGGCTACGAAAATGTATACATGGTTCGTAATGGAATTGATATAAGTGACTCAGATAGGTGGAAGCAAAGACGTGATCATTCTAGGTGGTTGCCCAAATTTGGTTGGGTCGGTGCGACTCCGTGGAGATCTAACGATCTAGAAACACTAGCACCATTTTTTGGAGATTTCCTAAAAGATAATCATTTAACATTTCACCATTCTGGGGCAATAAAAAATGCAAATGAGGCAAGTAATCAACTCAAAATACCGAAGTCGATAAAAACAACAAAGCAGCCAATGGAAAAAATTAGTAACTATCCAAGCATGTTTAGAAAAATAGACGTTGGGTTGGTTCCCTTAAATGATGTTGGATTTAATCATGCAAAATCTTGTATCAAAGGTCTTGAATATGCGGCTGCTGGAGTACCGTTTATTGCGTCCTGGAGTCCAGAATACGAACTTTTAGAAAGCCAAGGGGTGGGAAGAGTGGCTAGAAATGAAAATGAATGGATGCAGCATATGGAGGAACTTCTTAATCCAAACACAAGGAAAGAAGACGTTAGAAGAAATTTAGAAGGAATCAAAAAGTACCAAAGCATGGAGGTTCGTCGTTCCGAATGGGAAGAGGTAATTTTACAAATAAGAGATCAATAGAAAAGCAGGGCAGAGTGTTGCCACCTTTTGAGATTAGGTTTCTGCCCCGCTTAACTATTTAATAGCAGTTATGTCCTGGATAGTACCAATGCTTTGCACCTTTACCATTTTGCCAAGCGGTATAAAATGCACGATCTTGGTAGTACCTTGACCATTTGTGAATAGGCTTATCAAACAAAGTTCTTAATTCGGCTGATAAACCATCTTTTGTTTTCTTGGATTCCTTCAACATCATCCAGACAAGCCCATCTCTCCATTGAGAGTCCAAGAATTGATAGGCTCCCCGAGCCGAGGATGATCTATTAGCGGCTTTATAGCTAAAACGAGATTCGCGGCGCATAATACACTTGCGACTTCCCTCCCACTTGCTATTAAACCATTTACCACGATACAAAGATGGTTCATAACCCTTCATATCGTAAGCATCATCAGAACGAGCAGACTTGTGCTCCTGACTGATGTATACGACCTTGCTTGTCGTAGTTGGCGATGACTTAGCATTCACCGTGTCAGAGGCGAGTGCAGGGGAAGCAAAAGTTATTGACATTACCACTCCCACAATACCTCCTATCAGTTTCGTTTTCGTCATGTTACCTCCGAACGGCAGCAACTTATCTAGGATACATAATATCTAAAAAAATGTCAAATAAACATAGCAGAAATGTCGCAAATTATTCACTACATGTGACCTATATTATATATATATCTATATATTATATATATCTATATTAGATCTATTCCCTCCCTGACCACCCATCAATGTTATCAGGAGATTTTTTAATTGTCAATAGCTTTTTTAATTTTTTCTATCGTATTTCTTCCTGGGTATACATTTACTCCAGACGAAAGATCATGAAAGTATACACGATTATTCTCATCAAGTCTAGGTACCACCAGTCCCCCAAATTCACTTGTGTCACAACCAGGCAGTTCTAGTGGTTCCTCCACGCCAGCCTTTACTAAATTGTTATAAGTGTGTACCTCTTGAATTGTAATGTGCATCTTGACTCCTTTTAAAGATCTGATAGAATTGTAACCTACATATAATTCTACCAAAGGAAGTGTTTTTATTGTCTCTCATTAACGATAATGGGTCTATAAAAGACCATTACAGAAATTTTATTCATATCAGCCGCTACGCTAGGTGGATTGAAAGCGAAAACAGACGAGAGACATGGGTGGAAACAGTCGATAGACTTATAAACTTCATGAAGTCTTATCTCGTAGAAAATTATGACTACAAGAAAGACGACACCATCTTTGACGATATGCGAAATGCTATTTTAAATCATCAAATAATGCCCTCCATGCGTGCACTTATGACAGCAGGACCAGCACTAGAGCGAGATCATATTGCGGCATACAACTGCTCCTTTATTGCTGTCGATAGCCCAAGGGCCTTTGATGAAGCAATGTATATTTTGATGAATGGGACGGGTGTGGGTTTCAGTGTTGAGCAAAAATATACTGATCACATGCCAACAGTAGCAGAGCAATTGTTTCCAACAGCAACAACTATTGTTGTAGAAGATTCAAAGCTTGGATGGGCAAAGGCTTACAAGGAATTGATTGCACTTTTATACCAGGGGCAAATTCCTAATTGGGATATGTCCAAGATTCGTCCAGCAGGGGCAAGGCTCAAGACTTTTGGTGGTCGTGCATCAGGTCCAGAACCACTACACGCACTCTTTCAGTTTACTGTTGATATCTTTCGCAATGCTGCAGGACGCAGACTAAAGCCAATTGAAGCACACGATATTATGTGTAAAGTAGGAGAAGTGGTTGTTGTAGGCGGCGTTCGTCGCTCCGCACTCATCTCACTATCCAACCTTGACGATTTTGAAATGGCAAAGGCAAAGAGTGGAAATTGGTGGGAAACAGAGGGACAAAGAGCACTAGCAAACAACTCTGCCACATATAACATGAAGCCAAATACGGCGCAGTTCCTACGAGAGTGGAGAAATCTCTACGAATCAAAATCAGGGGAAAGAGGTATTTATAACCTTGATAGCGTTCGCAAGCACATTGATAGTTTTGGTCGCCGCGATTCTTCTAAGGTAGCGGGAACAAATCCTTGTGGAGAAATTCTTTTGCGTCCTAATGAATTTTGTAATCTTACAGAGGTTGTTATTGAGGCAGATGACACAGAAGATAGTCTAAAGAAAAAGGTTGAGCTTGCTTCCATTTTTGGAACCTGGCAATCAACTCTTACTAATTTTAAATATATTCGTAAGTCATGGAAAGATAATTGCGAGGAAGAAAGACTCCTTGGGGTTTCACTCACAGGAATTTATGGAAGCAAATTAACTTCTACAGGTACAACAAAATTGGCAAAACTACTTGACTCTTTGCGTGAAACAGCGGTTGAGACAAATAGGGTTGAGGCAGAAAAACTTGGAATCAACCAGTCAATGTCTGTAACTTGCGTTAAGCCTTCCGGTACAGTATCGCAACTAACAGGCGTATCAAGCGGAATTCACCCATGGTATTCAGAATATTACATCAGATCTGTTCGTGAGATAACAAAGATCCACTAACCGTATTCTTGAAGGATTGTGGAATTCCAAATGAGCCAGATGTTATGAAGCCAAATGACACCACTGTTTTTTACTTTCCAATTAAGGCTCCAAAGGGTGCTACGGTAACAGAAGATATTTCTGCAATTGATCATCTAGAAATGTGGAAGATTTATCGTAATCATTGGACAGAGCATAATCCATCTGTAACCATCAACGTTCATGAAGATGATTGGATGAAGGTAGGTGCATGGGTATACGATAACTTTGATGAAATTGGCGGCGTTTCTTTCTTGCCAGCATCGGAGCATACTTATAAGCAAGCACCATACCAGGCATGTTCTAAAGAGGAATACCAGGAGGCAGTAAAGAAAATGCCAACCAATATCCCCTGGGAAATGCTCACAGTTTATGAAACATCGGACGGTACTACTGGATCGCAAGAGCTAAGTTGTGTTGCAGGATCTTGTGAAATAGTTGATATTGGTGACCTAGCGGTTGCTCAAAACTAATTGAGTCGGCCTAATTATGGTACAATTGTTGACATGAACTCTTCCGAACCAAGACTAAGTGTAATAGAAAAGCAGGGAGAGCATGGAATATATGTTTGGAAGCTGCCAAATGGTAAGCTAGCTGGTGACGGCAATGGTAATGTAATGAATATTCCTGCTCGTAATGGTGATATTGAGGCTATATTAAAGATAACCAAGGCTGCTGCTTATTATGGAATTCCAGACGGAAAGCCAGAGTTTAAGGCTGGAGTAAGAAGAGTCAGCGATGAAGAATACTCAGAACAAATAGACAGAATGAGGGAAGGATACATTCCTAGCGAAACGGATCTTGGCGCGTGGAATGATGCAGCAAAGGGGATTAGTGCACATGGAGAATGATTACGATGGTAGAGCAAGAATTGATAATCCTCAAATAAGCAAGGTTACAAAATCTGACCCCTTCAATGTTGATGGAGAAACGTTAAAGTCTTATAGTGGTATTCACCCAAACTTTAAGCGTCGTGTGTCCAGACTAAACAAGGTATGGACTGGAGATGATGGGGCAAAGTCAAAGCAGTTAATACCAGATATGGATATTGCAACCGCTTACGGACTTTTTGATGTTATAGTACCGCCCTACAACCTTGATGAGCTTGCTAATTTTTATGAAACAAATTTTGCCAACCACGCAGCAGTAAATGCAAAGGTGTCAAACATCGTTGGTCTTGGATATCAACTAGAGCCAAGTAGTGGTTTAATGGACAAGATTGAAGAGGCATCTGATGACCAACAAAGAATGCGTGCTCAAAGAAAAGCTAACAGAGCAAAGTCTATGGTTATGGAGTGGCTAGATGACTTAAATGATGAAGACACTCTCACACATGTTTTAGAAAAGGTTTATACAGATGTAGAGGCAACTGGTAATGGATATATTGAAATCGGTAGAACAACTTCTGGAGAAATTGGTTACGTTGGTCATATCCCATCAACAACTATTCGTGTAAGAAGAGAACGTGATGGATATATTCAGATCGTAAATCAGCGCACCGTATTCTTTAGAAACTTTCAGCAACCAAACACCCCAAACAATGTAACTACTGACCCTCGCCCAAACGAGTTAATTCATGTTAAAAAGTACACCCCTCGTAATAGCTATTATGGTGTTCCAGATATTCTTTCTGCAGCAACCTCCCTAGTGGGAGACACCCTGGCGGGTAGATACAACATTGATTACTTTGAAAATAAGGCTGTTCCAAGGTACATTGTTACTCTTAAGGGAGCAAAGCTAAGCGTTGATGCAGAAGATAAATTGTTTAGGTTCCTACAGTCAGGATTAAAGGGGCAGAATCATAGAACGCTCTACATTCCATTGCCAGGAGATACGGGGGACAACAAGGTAGAGTTCAATATGGACCCAATTGAGAATGGTATTCAAGAGGGTTCTTTTGAAAAGTATCGAAAGTCAAATCGTGAAGATATTCTAATGGCTCATCAAACACCAATTTCTAAGGTAGGTGGCGGTCAAGGAATGTCTATTGCGGCAGCACTAGCATCTGATCGTACATTTAAAGAACAAGTAGCAAGACCAGCACAAAGAAGTTTAGAAAAGCTTGTTAACAAAATTATTAAAGAAAAAACAGATATGTTTAATTTTAAGCTAAACGAATTTACGCTAACAGATGAGAATACACAAAGCCAGATTGATGAAAGATATCTAAAGACTCAGGTAGTTGTTCCTAATGAAGTTAGAGAGAGAATGGGGATGCCCGTTCGTGACGGAGGTCAGGCACCAGTTGAATTAACGGCGCAACAAAGAGCAGAATCTCGTGCACAAATTACAGGGAACAGAGAAAGAGATACACAAAGACAAAACAATGCAACTGATTCTTCTACCACAGAAACTGGAAGAAATCCAGGTGGAGAAGGCAGATCATCACAATAATTTATTAAATTGTGATAAAATACTATAAATATAGTATATAATGGATTTGATATGGCTACATTTGAAAAAGCTTATTGGAGTACAGACGGCAACAACATTTCCGTTCGTATGCCGATTTCTAAGGTAGACAAGGAACGACGCATTGTTTCTGGATGGGCTACCACAGATAGTGTTGATAAGCAGGGCGATGTTGTAAACGCTGATGCATCAGCTAAAGCATTTGACGAGTTCCGTGGCAATGTTCGTGAGCAACACACCCCACTTGCCGTAGGAAAAGTAGTATCTTTTAAGCAAGAAAAGTATTACGATAAGAGCACAGAAGAGTTTTACAATGGCGTTTATGTCGATGTTTATGTTTCTAAGGGTGCCGAAGACACCTGGCACAAGGTAAACGAGGGGATTCTTACTGGATTTTCAATTGGTGGAAGCATTAATGACTCAGAAGAAATGTATAACAAGCAACTAGATAAGCCAGTTCGTGTTATTAAGGACTATGATCTTTATGAGCTTTCTCTTGTTGACAATCCAGCAAATCCAGATTCAAACATAGTTTCTGTACAAAAAATAAACTCCTTGGAAAACAATGTTGAAAAGAACTATCTTGAAAATGTTTATTGGTGTCCAACGAGTGACAACGTTATTCTTAGCGAAAAAACAGATTATTCTTGCCCAGATTGCTCAAAGCACATGACAAACATTGGGTTTGTAGAAAGTAATGATGTAAATAAATCAGAGGTCGTGAAGTCTCTTATTACATCTTTTGAAAAGGTTTCAGATGCACAATCTGATAGCAATAAGGCGATTGACGGAGAATTAGCCAAGTCAATTGCTGAAAATAATGATAAGGAGGGAAATAACGTGGGAATTCTAAATAGAAAGTCTTCAGAAGAGAATGCTCCAATTGAGAAGTCCGAAGACGTTGCAACAGAAGAAGTTGCAGAAGTTGACGCTGTTCAAGAAGAGCAGATTGAAGAGACTGTAGAGAAGGCCAGTGATGAGGCAACAGAAGAAATTGTTGAGAAGTCAGATGAGCCAACCGAAGATACTGAAACTGTTGAAAAGTCAGAAGATTCTGTTGAAGAAACAGTTGAGGACGCAGTAGAGACTGAAGATGTAGTCGAAAAGTCCACAACTCCTGATGATGAAAGCAGCACAGATGACTTGGCAAAGGCTGTTAGCGAGATCAAGGATTCTGTTGCAGATTCACTAGGAGATCTAGCTGCAGTAGTTAAGGGCATTGCCGATCAAGTTGCAGAGATGAAAAAGTCTCTTGATGGTGTCAAAGAGGAAGTCACCGTAGTAAAGGGCAATGTATCAGAGTTTGGAGAGCGCGTTGATGCTGTAGAAGCAGATACCGCTGTCCGTAAGTCTGGCGATCTTGGCGGGATCGTTCAGGAAGAAAAAACTGAAAAGTCGATGTGGGGCGGTCGTTTCCTCAAATCCGCTGACCTATATCGGTAAAGAAAATAGGAGGTGAAATAAAATGTCAGACGAAATTCTAGAGAAGGCAGCTGCTACAGGCGCAGTAGTTTCTGGTGGTATCGGTGGTGTAACCAACCCAACCGCTGGCGACCTCGGCGTTGTAGGCAGCACAACCGATGACGGCGGTATTCTCAACCCTGAGCAGTCTCGCCAGTTCATCGAATATATTTGGGAACAGCAGGTACTAGCACAGGATGGTCGTAGAGTTACCATGCGTGCAAACACCGCTGAGCTAGAGAAGCTAAACGTTGGAGAGCGTGTAATCCGTGCAGCAAACCAGGCTGACGGCACATACACCAATGCTGACGTAGCATTCACAAAGGTTGAGGTTACAACCAAGAAGATCCGCTTGGATTGGGAGGTTGCAACTGAAGCTCTTGAGGACAACATCGAAGGTGCACAGCTGGAGGATCACTTGGTCCGCAGCATGACTCGCGCATTCGCTAATGACCTTGAGGATCTAGCTATCAATGGAACAGGCTCAGGAACAAATAGCTTCCTAAGCATCATGGAGGGCTTCCACGCTAAGGAGACTGCTGGTGGCAACCAAGCCGCAGCCGTTACTTCTAGTGGTAGCACTTGGACAGTTCAGGATCTACAGGATATTGTTCTTGCAATGCCAAGAAAGTACCGTGGTTCACGTTCAGCCATGAAGTTCTACGCAGGTTCACCAACACTCTCAAGCCTACTAAACGATCTCGCTCAGACAGGCAACTTCTCTTCTGAGAGAATTGTTGAGCGCATTGTTGACGGTAGTGTTCCACAGGTTGTTGGCGCACCACTACAGTACCGCGTTCTCGGACTACCAATCGTTGAGGTTCCTTACCTCCCCGATGATTACGTCTCACTCACATTCCCAGAGAATCGTATTTGGGGATTCCAGAGAGATGTTACAGTCCACCGCGAGTTCAAGCCAAAGAAGGACACAGTAGAGTACACAGTATTCGTTCGCTTTGGTGTTCAGATCGAAGAGACAGACGCAGTTGCCTACGGCAGCAAGTAATCTCTGAAGTCACACGCAACACACGCAGAGGAGGGGAGTCTAACACGGACTCCCCTCCAAAGCATTTCTAATGGTATAATTAACAAAGGAGGATTACAATGGAAGACAATGTTATCAAAAGCCCTTTTGACAAGGGATATGTTTCTAAAAAAGTTGTAGAAAAGGAAGAATCTGTTGTAGAAAAAACAGAAGAGACAAAGCCTGCTACACCCAAAAAGACCACTTCTAAAAAAACCACTTCTGCAGTAAAGAAAACAACTAAGCCAGCAGAAAAGAAGGAGCCAAAGAAAGAGGAACCTTCTCAGGTTGCAGTATTTTCTGAAGGAAAGCTTTCTCATCCAGCTTATGGAAGACTAGCAAAGGGCTACAATGTAGTTAGCGCAGCAGACGCAAAAGAATGGCTTGCTATCTCCAACAAGGTTAGAATGGCTACTCCCGAAGAAGTGGCAAATGCCTTTGGAGAGTAATGAATGGAGACTCTTAGACTTCCAGAAACAACAGCAGTAGAAGCCTCTTTTTCTGTTCCAGACGCTTCTACTCTGTATATTCTATCTTATCAAGATTTGACTACTGCTGACACATATTCAACAAGTGCCACATCAAGCTCATCAAAAATAGTTACCTTTAATCTTGATAGTCGATACCTAACTTATACAGGCACTTTAAAAGCAAGTGTTCTAACATCTGCTAGTGCGAATGTCATTACAGACGGAATAGATGTTGTAAAACCATACTGCGATATTACCGATGTAAAAACTAAATTGGGAATTACAACAGCACAAGCAATTCAAATAGAAAGAGTCGCAAGGAAGATCATTGAGTCTGAGGTTTCTGGAAGATTTAATTTTGTTCGCAAGCAAAAAGAAGTTTACGGTATGGGCATGGACTATCTACCCATGGATGAAAAGATTGTCAATCTCTATTACATGTATGAAAATGGAGTTTTAATTTATGACTATCAAGATGTAGATTTAGACGACTACAAAATTAGCACAGATGGTACTTCTATTGTAACCTCTGTGTCTCCAGTAAATAAAATGGAATACAAATATGTCTGGAGAGATAGATACCTTGATACAGACTTCTTTAGCGGATATGATTATTTGGTAGATGCCGATTTTGGATATCAAGTTATTCCAGGAGACATACAAGAAGCCTGCGAGCTTATTATGCAGGACATTGCCAATGACAATATGAGATATATGAACAGGTATATTGAAGAGTTTGATAATAATGAATTTAAAGTTAAGTTTGGAAAAGGCACCACAACTGGAACAGGCAACATGATTGCTGATAAAATTCTTGCAGGATATAAGAATAAAATAATTCCTGGGGTGATTTAATGTTACCGCAAGGAAACCTTAATAATCTTTTTTATCCAATGACAGCAGATATCTATTATGCCAGCAAAACGCAAAACAATTTTGGTGAATTTGCTAGGTCATGGTCCTTGGACAGGACAATCAATTGTTCCGCTATTAAAGAAAATCCTCAGTCTCAAATGAGAACTCAACTTACTACAGAAAAATTTCTTGAGTTTGATTTAAAAATAAATATGAGAACAAATGAAAACATTTACAAGTCTTTAGATGGAACTCATTACAGACCAACAGATATTCTTGTTCGTAATATCAAAGATCCTTTTGGATCAATAGCTTGGGCAGAAACAGATACAGAACCAACAAACTTTGAATTAGATACAATCGAACCCATGTTTGATCCAGTTCATAATGTTGCTGGATATAGAATTCTTTTACGCCGATCAGATTTGCAGGTTGATCTATAATGTATACTTTAAAATTTGATGGTAAAGAGGCAATGAAGATGTTGGATAATATTGTCGATTACTCAGAAGGGTTTATAAAGGAAACAAGGGCGCAAGAAAAAACTGTTGCTAGCAGGCTTGCAGACACAAGCATAGAAGCATTTTATGACTATCTAGATGTTCTTGCCAGAACAAATCCTGGAATGCTCCACCATGTTTATGAATGGGGAGAGGTCGGCAATCCAGAAGGCAGACTGGTTGAATTAAAAAAAAGGCTAGCTGGAAAATCTGTAAATATTGATTCAGAATTTGTTTCATCTAATTCAATACCAGAGGGCGGCTCAGAACCATTTTATGCAAAGGCCGAAATAATGGAAGAAGGAATCCCAATTACTGTTCAAGCAGTAGAAGCAAGAGCAATGTTTATACAGTACCAAGGTGATGAGTTTTTTACCGCTGGACCAATCGTAATAGAAAATCCAGGTGGAGAAGCTGTGCGAGGATCTTTTGTAAACGCATTTGAAGAATTTTATGATTCCTATTTTGAGCAAGTTTATTTAAGATCAATAAGATATTACGATCACTTTAAGTCTCCAAAAGGCTTTTCTACAAACTTTGGGGCCGCAGTTAAATCACCAAATGCTGCAGGTATAGGAAGAGCAACTGCCCTTAAATGGGTACTAAATGCGCCAGGAGAAGATCTATGAGCTACCCAGAATTAATACTTAACAGTTACATGTGGAAGCAATTTGAATTAGCAAAGCCTTCTATATATGCCAACTATTCAAATTTAACCCCATTTTTTCCAATATCAGACATAAAGGCAGGAGACACAGCCTGGGGAAGAAAGCCATATGTCGTATACGATTCTTTTACAAAAGCAAGAACAGCAAGAAAATACTTTTTTCCAGTAAAAGCTGGTCAGATGATGTATTCAATAAAAGGAAATATTTCAGATATTTTTGAGTGGAGAGACTTTATGGTCAACGTCCTTGACCGCGAAGATGTTGCTGCCAGGGATGTAAACGAGTATGCAGGAGAATATTTATCAAATACCAGAATATTCTTTCATTGTATAAATGCTAGTCAAACAAACTATGTCTATAATACAACAGAACAGCAGGGGCAAAATAAGATGTATTCTGCAAACTTAGTAGTTAAATATGACTATCACATAACAGATATTTACAACGCTTAAAACATACGATATAATATAAATGAGGAAACGCCCCACGCCAAAAATAAAACTATAAAGGGGTGAAATATATGGCAACTCTTGGTAATTCAACTAATATCATTGTAGGTGCAGCGCAGCTTTTTGTTTCAAAGAGTGGTGCACTAAAGTTTATTGATGGTACAAGCCCAGCAGAGTATTCATTCGACGGTCTTGCAGGCGACGATATCCCAGATTTCGTTGCAGGCACAGAGTACGCAGACACACTAGCAGGAGCAGGAGCTTCCGCTAACTGGCGTAACGTTGGCTTTACAATGAATGGTCTAGAGGTTCAGTTCCAGCCAGACTTTGGTGAAGTTCAGGTAGATCAGCTACTTGACGTTGCAAGACTCTACAAGCAGGGTATGCAGGTCAA